GTTGGGGCGCAGGTTGGGCAAGCGGTAACGTACTGCGCTTCAATACTGTAGCTGCAAACTTTCCAGTGTGGGTGATTCGTACGGTGAAGCAATCTGAGCCAACTGTAATTTCAGATCAGTTCCAGATCATGTTGCGTGGTGACATTGACCGCGTGGTTTGAAAGTTAAATCAAATATGGCCGCTTATGCGGTCTTTTTTATGAGTGAATAAAAATGGCAGGACTTGTAAAGCATTATCAAAATACAATGAAAGGTATTCCGCAATTAACAAATAATTGGGGCGCGATGATTAACTTGCTTGATGCAGTTTTAGTAAATGGATTTAACCATGTCACTATTCTTGGACTCACGAAAGCCAATACAACCTCGATCACCGCAACAATCAATTTAGGTGGTAACCATGGTTTTATTGATCGTCAGGTGGTGCGAATTGCTGGTTCTACAAATGGTTGGGATGGTGATTATAAGGTTTTAAGTGCTGACACCAGCTCAATTACAATCGAATGCACATCGGAACATCCAAGTGTTATTTCAGGTACAGCAACTTGTTTTACTGCACCTGCTGATTTCGAGATTGTGCATCAAACACCAGTTGAATCTATTGAACCAAAACGTGCATATCGCTCAACCGACCCTGAATCACTTGGGTTAATCTTACTTGTGCATGATTTTTGTGTGAGTGGAGCGTCTGCAACGGGAGCTAAATTTGCAAAAGTCGGTCTCGTTGAAAACATGACTGATATTGACGCAATCACGGGTAATCAATTACCTGAAGACCCTAACAATTGGGGATGGGATGGTACACGCCATGGTTGTGCGAAGTGGTATTACGCAAACCCGCAGTACACCAACGCCTACGATCAACGAAATGACACACAAGCCCCATTAGCTGGTAATCGCACTTTTGATATTGTGGCAGATGGTAAATCCATGCTTCTCAGTGTTCAAAACCAATGGTGTAATGCACTTTATGGTGTATTTGAGTTCTATGATGCAGAGATACGCGGGGCAAATGCCTTATTGGCTGCAGCGGGTCTTAACTTTAATCCAGCACAAAATCAAGGTGTATTCGCATCGGTTCGTGGTGGATTGATGACGGGGTTTAATAACACAACAGGTCCAGGCGGCACTGCAAGCCAACCACAATCTGGTTCGCTGTGGTATGCAAATTCAGGATTGCGTCAGGATCAAAAAATATCACGCGCAATCGCTTTAGGTTTCGCGACACATAACACGAATATTGAAGCGGCTGGATCGAGTGGTTTTTTACTACAAATGCCGATCTTAGATAGCAGCATGGTTTTTCGTGGTTCAATTCCATTTGCACGATTGCAAATGGGAGGTGGTAGAAACGGAACGTATTTCACGGACGATGGAAAAATCAAATGTCTTTCATTGTATAACTACGGTTCACAAAACTACGCGATTGCTATGGAGTCTTTATGATGACAATGATGGTATCACATGTGGGATATTCAACATCCAAGGTAAAAGTAATCGCGGGGCGCACATTCCAAATAGGTGTGCCAAGATCAAAATTAGTGCGCATTTTTAGTCGTGGCAGCGGCGCACTATTAAAGCAAATCAAAAGCGACTCAAATGGCTGCTATAAAGTATACCTACCGTATGATGCTGCATATTTAATTGTTGGTGTGGATGAAAACAAAATATTTAATGCAACAGCTCAAGATAATGTGGGTGCGAAATGAGTAAAACTTCAATCAAAGCTCGGCTTGCCATGATTCAAGCCTTTGCAGAATTTATGGATAACGGTAGCCAGAGTGCTACCGTTGTTTTTTATGAAGGTGTGCAGCCTGCCAGTCCTGCTATTGCAGCAGATTCTAACAACGCCTTAGTCACTTTGGTTTTTCCTGAACCTTGTATTAAAGAAACCACGCCGACTTATGTTGAATTACACCCCACTGATACAGGATCAGTTATTAAGACTGGCACAGCAACATGGGCACGGATTTATAACGGTGCGGGTGAAGTGGCAGCCGATCTAACTGTAGGTACTGACATCAGTTTAGCAAACACTAATTTAGTTGTGGGCGGTACGCTATTTATCCAGTCCATCAAATTAAGACCGTAACTTAAAAGGGTGCTCATGTGGATTTTAAAAATAAGCTCGGCACCATTGATGCGCACAATCTAAACCTGAATTTTAAGTCTGAAAATACTGACAGCCACAACATCATTCTCAATTTTGAGCATCTAGCTGATGGCTCAACTAACCTCAATTTTGGGGATGATGTTTCTGGTGTTATTGATGCGACACTTGATACTGAGTTTTCATTTGAAGTCACGGCAATTTATGCCGACAGCGGTGTAAATACTGCGGTCATTGACACGGTACTTGATACTGAATTTAGCTTTGAAGTCGTTGCAGTCTTTAAAGAAAATACTGATGTTATTGGTCAGATCGATACGATTTTAGATACCAGTTTTAGTTTTGAAGTCGAAGCTGTATTTAGTGAAAACCTGTGCACGATTGATACTGTTTTAGATGCTGGGTTTCAGTTTGAGTTTAAAGCGCTATTCGATATCAATCATCTAGTCGGTGTGTCTTATGGTTTTGACATGCGCTACCAGAAAGCGATTGCATGCCTGAGCACCACAGAAATACCGTGGGCTAAACCCATATTAAGGGTCTCGAATGAGGCTCTTTTTTATGAGCAGGGCTTGGTGATTTCTAATCAAGTGGATATTTGGCATGAGCAGGCAGGATCATTAACCCGGGCGGTTAGATCCCTTCATGAGCAAGCAACCGGCTTAAGTTCTGATGCCTATGTGATTTGGGAGGAGGGTGATAAGCGCTTTATTCATCAGCGCTATCTGCATGAAGAAACGATAAAACTGCGTCATAACCGGGAAACGGTCTGGCAGGAAATGATTCGCAGGCGTAAGACTTTTACTTATTCACATGAGGTGGCCCGGGTATTTGAGCACCGCTTTTCATTCGAGTGGGATAAAAGCCTTGAGATTGTGACAAAATCAGATTTACCTTGGGATAAAGCCAAAGCGATTCACTATCGCAAGCATCCGGTTTTACCTTGGCCAAAGCCCGAAATACCTAAATATGAGGGCACTGGTGATTTAAATTTTGTCTGCTTATGTCATGACGTTGATTCACATAATGTCATTTTAAATTTTGGTGCAGATGACTGTATTCCAGCACTGCCGAAACGAAACTGGTGGTATATCGTGAATACATTAACAGCCGAGCGACTGGATACCGGCGAGAAAATTAAAGTCATGGAGGGTACCTACAGTACCAGTCGATCACAGTGGTGCTGGACCTATTCCATTACCGTAGCTCACACCGAAAAGGAAAAGTTACAGCCGATTGATGGTCAGCCGGTGATTCTTAAAGTCATGATCAATGGGTTTGAGCATCATATTCTGCTTGAGGATCCAGAGGAGACCCGACGTTTTGCCAGTGTTTTATACACCTATCCGGGTCGAAGTATCACTGCTTTGAACTCTGCCAAATATGGACCATTACGCTCATTCATCCAGGATAACGAACGAACCTCTGTGCAACTGGTTCAAGCGGAATTGGATCGAGCGAATAGCGGTACCAACTTAGACTGGAAACTGATTGATGAATTGGGCTGGATCGTACCAGTGGAAAGCCTGAGTTATGCAGAACTTGCACCCATCGATGCAATCAAGCAGGTCGTTGATGCGGGTGGTGGCTTTATCTATAGCCAGAAAGCAGGTAATACACTGACTATTTTACCCCGGTACCAGAAAGGCTACTGGGATACGATGACCGTGGATGATCACGACATTCTGTTGTCTGAAAGCCTGGTGATGCAGCAGAACATCAAACAGAACGATGAATATAAGGCAGACTTTAATGCCATCACTGTAGTGAATAGTCGTACTGGTGAAAGCCTGAAAGTACAGCAGCGCGGCACCTCGGGTGATGTGCCGCTAGAAACAGTTAAGGGGCCATTGTTTAACGTGGTATCGGGTGCGAGTTTCGGCAAAAATGAACTGGTCAAAGCCAATATTCAGGAATTGCACACCTTTTCTGATATTCCGATCAGTCAAGAAATTGGCGAGATGCTACCTGGTAAAACCATTGCATTTAATGGTCAGTGGTGGGGCGTGATTGATGGGGTGAGTGGAAGTTTTTCACATGAAAAGGTCAATGAAACCATTACCGTGGAGCGTATCAGCCGTGACTAATCCTTTATTTGAACTGCGCAAGCTCTTGAATCCCACCCATGCAGAATACATTGGCACCATTACATCAGTGAAACATCCAGAATACCGGGTACAGATTGATGGTGGATCTGGTCCGGTACTATGTACATCCGGCACAGCTTATAACCTGGGTGCCAGAGTATTCATTTCAAACCAGGTAATTTTAAGGCCGGCACCGACTGGCCAGCACTCAGAAATAGAAGTCTAAACTTAACCAAACAACAGCACCTTCGGGTGCTTTTTTATTGCCAAAAATAAGGGGAGGCGTATGCCTGAAAGTGAAACGTATGGAGTGCGAGTTGAGAAAAAACTAGATCAGCTGCGCTTGGAAATGGGTGAGCTGAATAACAACGTTATTCGTTTAACTGAACGGAATGAGTATTACCAGTCACAGGCTGTGGCGAACCGACGTGATATTGATTTGTTGCAAGCAGATATGAATCAGGCAAAAGGTGGGCTCACCTTTGCTAAAGCATTGGGTGGAACTGCTATTGGGCTACTCATTGCATTTGGTTCATGGATCGTTCAGGGCAATACAGCTTTGGCAAAAGAGAATGCAGGACTAAATCAAAAACTGGCCATCATTGAATCAAAGCAGATCCGTATGGATACAGACCTGGCAGCAATGCGTAACCAAATTGACCAACAGAAAACAAACCGTGAAGAGAGATAAAATGAAATTAATCAATGAAAGTGTATGGAAGTTTGACTCAGTAAAATATGGCGCCTATATGGCGCTTTTTTTATCCTGCTTACATTTGGTTCTGCAGGAAGTATATAACGCCAATGTATTGCCGGAACCATATCAAACCATTGCATCTTTAGGTTTGATGTTCCTAGCTGTATTGATTGGCCGTAAAAAGGCTCAGCCGAATCTCAACCAGACTTTAGGCCTCGCCACTATTACAGCCGGCCATAGCAACACAGATCCCGGTGCCGTAAATGGCAAAGTGAAAGAAGCAGATCTGGTCGTCAATTTCCGCAATGCAGTGACTCATTATTTGCGTGAAGCAGGGCTGCAAGTCAAAACCGATGGTACTAGCACCAAGAACGATCCGCTATCAGCTGCAGTAAAATTAATTCAAGGCTCAAGTGTTGCAGTTGAATTCCATATGAATGCTGCAGCATCAAAACAGGCGAATGGCATTGAAACGATTGCACTACCCAAAGATAAGAAGTTGGCTCAAGACCTATCCAAAGCTGTGGCCGATGCACTTGGCAGTCGATTGCGTGGTGACAATGGCTGGATTGATCAGTCTAGATCTGCCCGTGGTCGTCTAGCGTATGTGAATGCTGGTGGCTTGATTGTAGAGCTTGGTTTTATTTCAAATGAAGATGAGCTTGCCCGATTCAATGCGCGTTACTGGTTGGCTGCCAAGGCTGTGGCCAAAGTATTGATCGAGTACGAGCAACAGAATTAAGAAGTTAGTTTTACAATAAAATAGATAAATGCCTTCATTTGAGGGCATTGTTTATCATTAAAATAAGTAATTAGTTGTTAATTAATCCTCAGGATCCCCTCCCAACTAAAATAGTTCTGAGTCAGATTTTGTCTGGCCATTGCCCATGCTCGACCATGCATTTTGCATGGACCAATTGCTATTTTCTTATCTCCAAATCTCACCTTAACCTGTTCAAGGGCAGATTGAAGTTTCTCATTCTTCTCTATTTGAGTACTATCAGATAGAAGGTCATATATGTATGTCGATTTTGGCTCAATTGCAGTCAAAATTACACCGCATTTCTTAAACTCGATTCCTTCTTGAAACAGCTCATTCATTCGCTTCATTACAGCCCGGTTCATGACGGCAGCACAATCAGTCGGCTCAGCAAATCCGATATTGATCGACTTGTTATAGAAAGGTCTGTTCTTGTCAAAAGGATTGGACTGGGCAAAAGCAATCACACAACCACAAAGAGATTCATCCTCTCTTAACCGCTTAATGGCATTCTGTAGATAATCACTCATTGCTTCAGATAATGATTGGATATCTATTACCCGAGC